CGCGCGACACTTCCTTCGGAAGTTACTAATAATTATATAGAAAAAAAGAAAAAAAAGGTAACTCCCAAAAAACGTGCTTGTTCTATCCCTAAAGACTTCAATCCCCCGGTAACCATCGCAAGCGATGAGAACCTTGATCACAAGAGAGCAGTTGAGTATTTTCGCAATTGGGCTGAATCAGGTGATAAGAAGTATGTCGATTGGATTGCTTGCTTCAGGAATGCCTGTAGGAATTGGTTGAAGGATAAAGTTCCTTCTGCTAGTAAATCCACAAAGGTTAATCGTATTACCTTAGACTGATGGATTACGAGATATCGGAACAGGCAGTCCTAGCGGCTTGCTTACGAGATGAGAGTGGTCTAGCAAGTGCCAAAGCTTGTGAGTTACTCACTGAAGCTGATTTCTCATCAGAGGCTCATCAGAAAATATTTAACCTCATCAATCAGAAGCATGATATCAATGAGGTCGATATTGCCATCGAACTACCTGAATGCTCTGAAGAGGCTTTAGCTCTTGGTGAGCGCTATGGTGGGGGAAAGGTTGATCGTTATGTTGAGCAATTGGTTTCCTCAAGGAATCAGAGGATAACTGACTCAGCTCTCAAGGAAGCAATGGATGCCCTTAAGCAAGGGACTTCAGTTGAGAATATTGTAGGTCAATTCAATAGCAAGGTAGCCAAGGCACTATCGTCAGGCAGTGGGCAAAGCAAGGTGAGTAGTGCAGTGAAGAAAGCTAGGGATGAGTTCTTTGCTATTGATGATGGTAACTCAACAGCAGTATCCACAGGATTTAAAACTTTAGACTATGCATTTGGTGGTGGTTTCCAAAGAGGTAGGTTGTATGCATTGGGGGCAAGACCGGGGATTGGTAAGTCAGCACTTGCCATTCAGTTCTCCCATCAGGTTGCTTCCAAAGGCTACAGGGTCGCCTATGCTTCCCTAGAGATGTCTGCAACCGAGTGCGCAGGTCGGATGCTTGTCCGTGACTCAATGGTCTATCGTCCAAGAAAGAAAGGTGACCTGACTGAATCCAAGCGACAAAAGATTCAGGAAAGTGTTAATCGTATGAGTAGTCTTCCCCTGACCTTCAAGGATGATAACAAAGCGACATTGGATTCCTTTCGAGCATTTCTCTTCCAAGAGAGAGCAAAGGGTGACTTGGGACTCGCAGTGATCGATTATCTTCAACTTCTGTCAGCCCACGGATTCAAGTCACGGACTCAAGAGGTCGATTTTATATCGAGGTCATTAAAGCAATTGTCAATGGAACTTGATGTTCCCATCTTAGCCTTAAGCCAATTGAACAGAAACTTAGAAACGGCAAACCGAGATCCCATGTTATCCGATCTCCGTGAGTCAGGGGCAATCGAACAGGATTGTGATACAGCAATGCTTCTCTCCGTTCACAAAGAGGATGAAGAGGAATCACTTGATGAACCAACCGAGGTGATCAAGTGCCACATTGCCAAGAACAGAGGTGGACAAAATGGGTTGGATGAATTGTTGGATTTCGATAAGGCTCACGGATTGTTCAGCGTTAACCTCCCCAACAGGCTAAATTAAACCCAAGAAGGTATCAAAAAAGCGTCTTAATCGCTCACGAAGGTAAATACTCATGTTGCGAAATAAGACGCTTTTAAGAGGGGGTACGGGGTTGGTGTTCTATTATTCCTTTTCTGTGAGAAGTTTCAGGAGATCTTCTTTTGTAATACCATTTGTCGATTCGATAATCTTTAATTGTATTTCTCGTAACCTCTGTAAAGGTATATCACTTCCACCTTTTACAAGTTGAGCGTGTAAATTCTCGATTGTATCAGTGACTTGTGAACTCCAAGGAAATACTTTATCTTCATTATTCATCTGTTTATAAAAATCTGTTAAACCAACCTTTGTTAAACATCCATTTTGCTATCCTAATCAGAAAAAAGAATGATAGGCTAAGTAGTATTTTTGGTAACAGGTCGTCATTATCACTTTGTTTACTCATTAGTCTTGGTAAAGTAGGCTAATCAATATTATGAATATAATTAGTATAGTGAAGTAAGTTATAATACTCATTGGTCATCAGTCCTTTCTAATTCTTTGATGAGCAAATACTTCTTTACCTGTTGTTCAATCTGTTCAATCCTTTGCTTACTTGTCCCATGATAGTCGCCTATCTGTTGAAGGGTCTTATTCTCCAATGGTTCAGAACTATCCAAGAGATCCAACCGATGAGCCAATACATCAATAGTCATACGAACAACTTTTGATGGGGGTTTACTTAGTATACTATTTGCCCTGTGCTTTAAGCTTCTAGTGGCAATCAAACTACATTGTGGTACTTCTAGTTTTGTACTCAAGTGGAACTTAATGTCCCTGATTGGTAACTCATATTTGATACTTAAATGTTGATAAGACATTCGCTTATCCATGAAATCTTTTACAATTCCATTCACTGTTTTCTTATCTATACTTTTACTAACATATGGCATAATAATTTATCCTTTCTTTGGGTAATCTTGTATTTTGTAATTTAGTTTATTCATGTAGTTTCTTCTCTCAGTTTTACTACCAAGAAAATAAATGTATCTGTGCTTCTGTGGTCGATCTACAACCTTGAATTTATCAGGGTGTGCCTGTCGATATTCCAAGGTGTATCTCTCCGTCAAAGTCTTTGAATGAGGTGACTTAGTCGTTTCATAATCCATAAACAAGTCATCAGATTTGATTGTCTCCTCAACCATCTGCCACTCGGTTCTCTTGTCACTCAATCCTGTGTAAATGAAATTGGTTGCCTGATATACTTTGCCTAAGTGATCCTGACTAGTATCTGCGTAGCTAATAATTATCTTGGGTCTTGGAAGTAACTTGAATGATCCACCTATCAAATAGCTTGCCTCATTCTTGCGGTTGTATTTCAAGACCAATCTTTGCAACTCTATTACCTCATGCTTGTACTCCTTACCACATACTCCAATGGTCAAAGAGTGACTTGGGGGTGATCCATATAGAATGACTCCGATCAACTCATCCCCATCAAACATCCCAAAATAATGGGATGCCGATGGGAAGCGATGAGCATAGTGTATGTCGATCACAAATGGAGTAACATCCAATCGAGTGACTTGTCTGATCTTATAGTTCATTCTTTAGCCAATCAGTATACATCCGATTAAGACTATTGAAGTAGAAGTTCACTAACCTTGGCAAGGTTTTGATATCTCCAACGATCATCCTATCAGTATGAATCAAGTCACCTTTATCAATCTCAAAGGGTAGTTGCCACTCTTCATCCCAACCTAGTGTACATCTGATTTGTAAGTTATGGTTAGGTATCCACCATGTCCATGCACCTGTCATGGAATCGATATCGAATCTGAACTCATCTTGGGTCATGTAGTTCCAACCTTCCATCCCTCTGCCTATGATGATTGGCTCATTACCAAGTTTAAGTAGGAACTCTTCAAGTTCAGTTACAAGTTTTTTCTGTTCTTCAGTCATTATTAGTCCCCCACGTTTACTACTTTGACCTCATTGAACAGGCAATTACTATCAACTATATCAGGTAAACCATAGTGGTAAGCTAACTCTTTAAGTTGATATCTCCAATCCTTGTGAGTATCAATATATGTCTTGCTAATCACATGAGTAATGAGTTGCTTTGCTCGCTCAATGGGTAGGGATGCAAGTTGCTCATGTACCTCAAAGATATTCATATTATCCCCCCAACCTTCAGTGTCCTGATCGAGGGTCTCATCAACCTCTTCAAACTTTTCGAGTGCTTCTAAGTCTTCAATGACTGAAGCAATTCCATCAGAATTATCCTGTGCTCCATTGTCGTAAAGTTCCAACGATTCATCATTATTTTCCCAATCATATAAGAAGTCATCAATGCCTGTCAGCCCATATAGTAATTTGTGCAAGGTTGGATTGCATCCATCGTGCTGATTCTCGTAATTGACCAATGACTTACCCCAATCTGATCCTTCAATCAATTCTCTGATCTCTTTTAGCTTGTCATTTGCTTCTTCGACTACCTCATTGTAGGTACTTTGAGCCTCTTCGAAGGCACTCTCAAAGTCACTTTTAGCGCTCTCAATATCAATCCCATCATAATCCTCTAATAAGCTTGTGAGGGCATCAATATCATCCCTTGATGGTTTAACTAATTGCCATGCGTTATTGTTTGTCTCTACACTAGTAGAGGTTGATTCATTATTTGTATTATCCATTTTTATATCCTATTTATTTAGTTTGTTGAGGTCAAATATATTTTTTATGATCGGAATATAAAGCACTATTTGTGCAAGTATTAATCCGATAAATTCTAGATCAAGGTCGCTCATAATTTTACGCTTATATAGTTGTCAATAAAGTTGCTAAAGTCACCCCCTCGAAAGATCATGTCCATATGTGGCTTATCTCTCTCAAAATATTCTGCATTATGCTCTGTGACTTCTCTACGCAATGCTCTAATGAGATGATCAGAGTTTTTTGCAATCCATTTAATCTTTTCTATTTCTTTATCAAGTTGATTTGCTTGTATGTTAAACAATTCTTCTTCATTCATAATTTTATCCCTTTCTTAATTGCGTAGGTAGTAAGGGATTAAACCCCTACTACCTCTGTGATTATGTTCCTGAACTTGCGACTATCCTTCTCACTGAAAGCACCCCTCCATTGATTTTCTTCTTTAGATGCTCCCTTTGTGTTTCTAGTTGGTCGGTCATGGGTCATGTAAGCTGTGTATGCATTCATTGCATCCCATGCCGATTGACCAAAAGTCCCCAAGGTCTCATGGTGGAATTGTGACAACATCCGATCGCGTCCATTCTTTGACTTGGTAGGGATATCATCATCATGTTTGCCATCAATCTTGAAGTACTTATTAGCCATCTTTCTCATTTGTGACCTTGTCACGTTGACACTATTCAGATGGTTAATATCATCTTCAATCTTGCTGAATATCATTTCAATGCCTGTGGCTTGTGATAAAGCTTGCGACATGATCGCGCGTTGATTTCTAGTATGCCTAACTTTGATAATTTCATCGGTCATCCAACTTGCCATTTTATTACTGCAAATAACACGTAGGAATTCGATTTTTATGATGGTGCAACTTGAACCATCAAATGAGGTTACGCAAGTAACTCTAGTTTGTAGAGTATCGCCAAGTTTTCTATCCTTATGAGCAATTTGAATTGGCTTGCCGTAAGCAGTAATAAACAAGCGCTTACCCTCATGAGTAAAACCGCTTTCTCTATAATCTAAGCCCATTGTGGAGACAAGCGCGTCCATGAATGCGAAAGCCTCTACAGGATTTAATAAATCGTAAGTATCTTTAACGATTGCTAGAGGGCAACCTCGATCGTCTAAGATTCTAGAATATCCTTTACACACGTTAGGAATATCTTCCTTACTGTAATCCTTAACGTCTAGGAAAGAAAGGATATCGTTCACGTTTTCGCATTGCGATACGTCCTGAACTTTGAACTCTCTAGGTTCAAGGTTTGGCGTTGATGTTTGTGAGTCAGTAAAGACTCGGTTGGATTCATTATTTAATACTATCATTTTTGTTTTATTGTTTATATAGTTAGTAAAGTCAAATTTAATTTTGAGTATTAATAAAAAGAGTTGATTTCATTCTCAAATAATTGCCTTGATATTCCGTCGTTACATAGGCAGAAAGCATTACCTAGCCCATCAAATACAATTGCCTTGTGATTATTTTTAAGCGTACGCAATTCTGTTATTCCATGCTTTCTTGCTACCTTCCTGTCTCTCACTTGCATTCTCGATTTATCAAATTGATTTATAAATTGTAATAAATACATTACCATTGTCCTTTCTTTATTTTTGTGAGTATTATGCAATCGCCTGAGCAATTGCCTTATTTTTCTTACTACCATGAGGATTTATCCATATATTTTTTGCACGTTTGTTTAGACCATCGCATAAACGGCAGTCTTTACATTGGATACCTTTTGAGTCTGATACGCATTCAATGAAGTCATCAGGCTGATTTGGTGATACGTGAAAAACACGTAATCCCATTTCAAGTGCTTTGACTCTACTTTCCTCTGTTTCTGTGGAAGCCATAAAGAATTGACCATAGGCTAGGGCTCTCTCTTTGCTCATCAAGTGCCAATTATGGAAATACCCCGTCCAACCCTTGCAAGCTTTAGCAATTGGTCTAATGATCTCCAAAGGGATTAATGAGGGATTACCATATGCTCCAAATCTTACAAACTTGCCCCTGAATGCCTCGGATAGTTCCGAGATACCAAGACGTTCATATGACCCTCTTTGCCATGCCCTAAAGACCGCAAGTGGGGCTTGCCCCACATTGACATAGCACCCTTGACCATTGGCAAAGGGACAGCCTGAACAATTGCTTACAGCGTCGAAGCCTGTTTTTACTGATTCAACAGGATTCAACGACTTGTTTAAAATCCAAATTTGGGACATCTGTCCCGTTTTGACATTGGATGTTTTCCATGTAACAATGGTTACAAAGCGCTCGTTTTCGTGTATTATAGCTCCCTTGCTCATATTGCCCCCCTTTCATAAGTATTGCCACCTGTCTTGACCTTGAAGCGCTTACTTGCGAAAACATGCGAGGGTAAAGAATGCTCTCCTATTTTGCACAATCTCCCGTTGATATCTTTACCCCATTCAAAAAAGTAAGTCCACCCATTTTGGATATGTGAAAAGTTGACCTTGCAAAGCTTGTCATTGATTTT